GGCTGGACAAGGTTGTTTACCCCGCCACCGCCGCCGGATTGCGTGCCATAGATCGCATGAGAGCCAACACCAGGAGGAGCGTCTTCTGCCGTGATCAATAACTCGTCTCCGCTTTCGTCAATCGTCAAAATCCTGACAGGGGTTTGCACAAGTCCGAGAGCCGAATCATCAAGCGTTACATAATCGGTAGGCTCAAGCAAGATGTAATTTATTGGAAGGGTAAAGGTATATTTATTTCTGATATACAAATTACGCTGCAAGACAAGCTGCGCGCATGATTGTGCGATACTGGTATTACATATCTGATGAGCAGTGACACTCGACATCGCGCGAAGTCCGTAAACGTCAATATTAACCTGATCGGTTGCTCTTATAGACGATTTGTTGTAACTGTTTGATCTGTCGAGACACTCGATATCGATCTGGTTATAAGCATCCGCCTGTGATCCCCTTTCGATCAACACAGGGTCTGATGCGCTTGCAAGAAACGCATCGTCTCCAAGCTCATAGATTGGCGTGACATTAGGTGTGTAGGTGTAACCGTTCGCCGTTATCGCGGTGTCTCCATACGGCGTTATCTTTAGCAATCCCTCGCTGAAATATGCTTCTGAATTCGTCAGCGCCAGTAGTTCGGTTATCGCTTTTGCTGCGGTTGCGGATGTGTCGTACGATGGCGAAAAGAGCAGGCCGTTTGCTATACAATATGCCTTGTAGCTTGTCCATGTGCCGATATTTGCGGAAGGAAACCCCGCTCCGTACCGAGCATTGGTTAATAAATCGGTGATGATGAATACTGGATCGACGTCCGGCACGCCTGTGACGCTTGAGCCGTATCCATGGCCAAAAACCTCAAAAGTGAGTTGAGGAAGAGAGGGAGATCCGCCAAGATTGAAATTTGCGGCTGCGATATAGGAGATGTTCCTATAGGCAAGTGCTTTTGTCGGATCCAGTGTTGTCAGGTATCCCCATGCGGCTTGTGCTGTACCTCCCGTGAATGTGGTGAAGGTGTCTGTTGTATCCAGGACGCCATTATTCCATACTGCATTGATGCTGACGATTGGCCCTTCACAAAGGCCAAGCATGAATGAAGCGGAATATCCATACCCAGTCTGAGTCGTTTGGCTGCCACCGCCCTTCCCTGAGCTTGATTGAGTATACTGTGGTGTGGCCGTGAACGCTCCGTACCATATCATATTGCCCGGCACTCTTGTTGCCCCATAAATCACAGGGAGCGTTAAACCGTAGACAGAAGTCGAAACTGACAGCCCGAGGGCTGCAGGTTGCACTGAAGAGTTGCTTGAAGGCGTATGAACAAATAATCCAGCCATTTACTTTAATCCTTTTGGTCGCCAAAATGAATGTAACCTGCCCCTGAGTTCCGCATCGTCTGCAGCCGCAAGAACAACCCCTTGTCTGATATATGAGTGGATAAGCTCTCCCGGCCAATTGACAATAATCGCAGCATGAGAGACGCATCGGCCAAAAGTGAAAAGTGCTATATCCCCCATTTTCGGGACAGTTATTTTCCTGCAATACTTTTTAATCCACCACAGATACTTTTCCTCTGCTCGATGCAGATGCCAATCGTGAGGGTAGTCTCCAACATCAACTTTCTCAACAACTCCGGCTGCGGCATAAACTTCGATGAGTATCTGTGCGCAGTCCACTCCTACCCCCTTGATGGCGGCGTGGTGATGGTAAGGTGTCGATAACCATGTCCTTGCTTCCTGGATTACTTTTTCTCTCATACAACCGTTTCTGGTATTGGCACAAACGGTTGCCCTTTAAAATTCGCGCCATTACTGAATTTTGTCTGGCATGTCGTAAGCTGTTTGTCGCATCCCGCATAAATCATAAACGTGTCGCCTGCTACCGGAGATATAGGGAATGGACTGAGAAGAGTAAGAACCCCACCTACCCATGACTTTACAGTTCTTGCTTCACCGTTTGCCGCTCCAGACGTAAAGATTATACCTCCCTGAGTCCAGTATCCCGCAGATTGGCTTGCCGCGGCCCCTGAAATTGTGAGACTCGTGCCGGTGATCGTACTTACGGTTCCTGCTACGGAATATGAGGATCTCGATAAAGTGCAAGCTCCATCATAAAGCGAATTCTGGCAAGCTGCCTGGTAGACGTTTCGAGGAACGTTGACGTTCAGTAGGTCAGTCAAAGAGTTGATCGTAATTGATGCTCCGTTCCGGCTTGGTGAAGCCTTGGCAACGTGCCCGGTAAACCAATTGACCGTCCCGATAACAGAATGGTCCGTGTTGAGGTCGAGAAATGCGCGATCTACCTTAACCAAGGCCCCGTCCAGTACTCCCTGAGTTATCGCCTGCATGAATGGGACTCCAAGAACAAGCATCGATGCGGTAGCATTGATCGTGATGTTCATCGTTGCGACTTCCAGCCCTATCGTCTGTTTTAATCCGTCGCGTGAGAAAATTGCATCGTTGCCTTTGAACGTATGTCCTCCATTTACTACATCGTAATCTGAGCCGGAATAGTAGTAATTGGTGTAGGTTACGGACAGGCCGCTTGCCCATGCTGTATTGACCACTGAGAGCGTGTAAAGGTCAACGACGATGAATTGACTATGGGCTAATAAATATGCACTGGTGAGGCTTCCTGTAGGTGTTTTCATTATAATTTGTTGCTGAGTGATCCGTACAATGTCAAACCGCCGTTTGTCCAGTAGTCCTGCATGAGCTGTTGAAAATCCGTTGTGTCGGTGTCGAAACGGCAACGGAAATAGTAATTGCCTGTCCAGATCAACGCCGAGCCATTTGCTGGAGCTGATGAGAATGTCACAACTCCTGTGCTGCTGATTGACGATACCGACCCGCCTGTTATAGTTGGAGTCCCGTTGATGTTCATGACCGGCTCAAGGAAACTTGTTCCTCCCCCGAAATCTCTGGCAAGCTGAAACGTTGTTGTTGAGCCGTTGCCTGTCCCGAACTGCTGAGATGTTGCGAGATTGTCCGTTGGATCCTCAAACAAAAAGAATCAAACGACCCTTGCCTGCTGATGAAAAACCCCATGAGCTGTTTAAGCTCATCGAATGGGGATGCTGGAACCTGCACACTCATTTTGTCCCGTAGGAACTCAAAATTAAGCTTGAAACTGTACATTGGTGCGGCCATATAAGCAACACGAGTCTCTCTGCCAGATACCGCCTTTTTGGTGACCGTGTTGAATATCGGAGTCTTTACCGTGTCCCATGTAATGCCGGGTAATACCGGAAAAATGGCGTTGCTCATCGTTTCAGGTTCCTAATTTGGTGTTTCAAACTGTCCGCCAGCGCCGAGCCGTTGTCCTGGAATAATCTCCTCACTGAATGAGCATCAACCGCATTGACGTGCAGGTGAATATCCCCTCCGCTTGTCGTTGCGCCTGCCGGCGATGAACTCCCGGCCATGCCTCGGATAACATCCGCATACTTTGCAGGTAGTACCATCTCGCTTTGGTGAAGCTGCGTGATGGGGTTTATTCCTGCGGGGATATCGTAGCCACCGGATGCCGATGCGACAGCCAAACCAGACATTACCATAGCCATAGTTGACGCATAGGCTGCGGCTGCCATTTCAGGGCCAACGACAGGGATTCCTGCAACGGATGCGGCTGCCTCTCCCGCTGCTATACCGGCTGATGCCGGTATAGCCATTGCTGCTTCAGCTTTTTTTGTCGCTATACTTGTTGCGGAGGCTGCAGCCTCTCCCGCCGATTGAGCAGGAAGTATTCCAAGTGTAACCGCGAGCTTTCTCAACTCCCCTTCTGCCCACTTTGCAATCATATTCCCGATCATCGTCTCAAATGCGCCTTGTAATCCTTGCCAGACACCAAGCAAAGCGGACCGAAAGTTTTTTGTTCCGACAATAAACCCGCCGATTGACTTCCCGAATCCATCACTAATTGACTTGAAAAGGTCTGTCCATTTCATCTTACTATCCTCAACTTGCTTGTTATCAGCTTTTTGGTAATCAAGGGCATACTTTGTTTTTAAGGATATAAGCTTCTGATTGAGCTGCTCAACCTTCTTCTCGCTGTTTGGATCACCCTTGTATAGGTCTATTTCTTTTTGAAGGGCTGCGGCGTCAATGTCATATTTCTTCGTTAAAAAGCTTTTCTCTTGAGATAGATATTCCTCTTTAGATGTAAGGTTCAGAGCGTTTGCATGACGTGCCGATTCCTCTTCGAGAGCAATAATCCCGTCCTGCGTTGTGCGCTCTATCTCAATCTCAGCCTTGCCTCTTTCCTCTTTGTCTTTGAGAGCTTGCTTATCTACCTGCAATTGCAGTTTCGCGTACCTGGTATAAATATCAAGGCGCTCTTTCTCCGTTAATCCTGTTTGATCAAGCGCACCTTTCCAATAATTCGCTTCCTGCTGTTTGCTAACCTCTCTTATTTGTCCGATTGATGCGTAGTATTGCTCATATTCAAGCTTTTGCTTGTCCAGATCAGCGGTTAACTGCTCTATGTAAGACGCTTCACCATCGCCTTTCGTCTTTCCCGTTTTCTTTGGCTTTCCTGATTCACCGTCATACGTTTTACCGTTATTCGCGCCCTCTCTTTCTTTAGCCACACCGCGCTCTGCTGCTGCCCGTTTCGCCGCAGACGAAAGCTGAGCGGCTTCCTGATCTTTAAGAGCTTGCTCCGTCTCTTTTATGACTTTCTGCTCTTCTTTGTATCCTTGTTTTACCGAATCCATAGCTCCTGTGAAGTTCCCGCTTACGGCTTGCCCGTATGCGGCCCACATTGTGCTCCATGCCAAAGTGACCATTCTGATGTCGCCGAACAGCTCAATCAAAGCCCTATCAATCGTGCTGAAAATCCCCTCTACAGCGTCGCCTACCATCTCGACAACGTTCTTCCACGACCACATGTCGTCCGGCATGTCTTTCGCGAACGCCTTATGGCTCTCGCCTGTCAAGTCATGGAAAAGCTTAATCGTGTTATCGGTAAAGGTTTTAATGATCGTACCGAGACCATCTACAGCCGTTTTTGATACATCAATAGCCGCGGTGAAGATTGGGAACAACTCTTGTCCTATCTGAACGAATAGCTGACCGAGTTTCGTGAGTAAAGGGATAAGACTCTCTCCTATCTTCGCCATAAACCCCTCGACGACGATCTTCGTCGCGTTCATTTCCGCCTTGTATTCTTTCGACGCTTGCATCGCTTCCCCCGAGAGTACAAGGCCAAACTTTTGAGCCAGTTCTGTCGCTTTCTCCATAGACTCATTATTGAGCTTTTGGAGTTTAATTGCGTCCTGAGAGTTACGCCCCCACAAGAGCATTGACACTTGGTTACGGTCTGTTCCGGCTTTATATGACATCATCACGTCAGTAGCGTTCTTCATGATCGTCTGCTGATCGAGATAATTCCCGTTTACATCCTTCGTCTTAACTCCAAGGTCATTTAGCCCTTGCTCGTTCTGCTTGACTTGTCGTCCGAGTTTTTGAGCCATGCCTGTATAGTCCTCAGACGTCAAACCGACAAGTTTTAGTTGTGTGTTCAGTATGGACGCTTTCTCTGCTGTCATTCCAAAAGTATTCATCAACTGCCGAGCCTGACCTACCTCATCTTGAAACGCTTTGATCGTCGCCGCAAATACAGCCCCTCCGGCGAATACAGCAAGCATGCCTGTCATTCCGCTTATCGCTGTGGATATCTGTTCGCTGATCCCCTTTATTTGCGTCCCCATAGTCTGAAAAGACAAAACAGCCTTTTCGGTTTCAGCTTTTGCGCTCACAGAAAGAGTTTCGCAGCCTGCTTTTATTTTTGCGGTGGCGTCCTGTACGGATTGAGCTGCTTTTTGCGCGCCAGCTTCGAGCTCCCCGGTATTGGCTCCAAACCCTACTTCGATATTGGTGTCACTGTTGTTGTTTGCCATTACCCCAGCATGNTTATAAATTGAGCGATAGCGGAATCGTTATCTTTGCTTGAAATGTTCGGCATTGATTGCCCTGCTTGTGTCGCGGTTTTTGATGGCTGCGACACCCCGAAATAAGCAGCAAGTTTAGCTATGCTTATATACGATGGCGGGCATTTGTCCGTGTGTCTTGTAAAGACCCTCAGCCGAGGAAAATCAAACCAATCATCCACTTGTTGAGCACTCATCCCTGTGCTCATTACCAAGTGGATAGTTAGCTCATCCCAATCTTCTATTTCTTCCCCGGCTTCTTCCCCCCCTCAACCACGTCAGATGCTACCGCGCCCATGACGGTCATGATTGCGACAAAAGCCTTCATCAGTATTCCTATATCTGCCATTTCATCAACATCTTCAACGGTCATGTCGGGGTAGTTCCTCTTGAGCGAATACAGTACAACTGTCGTCATAAATTCAAAGTCAAGATCAGCGGCGTGCTTGTCCCATGTGTTGAATTTCCCATACTCTGCCTGCAGGTTTTTTACCGCCTTGATATTCAGAGGGGCAAGCTCAAAAGACTTGCCCCCAGAAAAAGGAAATGACACGCCCTTAATTGTTACTATAGCCATAGTGTTTTTACCGGTTATTTATCGCTGAAAGAAATACGTCCCACTTTCTGGTTCGCGTCCGCGTAGCCCGTGAAATCAAATTCAGGGATAGCGAAGTCATCTAATTTTGTCGCAACACTGAACTTGCTTGACGTGCAGGAGTTGAGAATGATCGTGCCGTTTTTCCCGTTATAGTTTATCGAGAACGACACTGAAAATGTCGGCGCATATCCCATGAACGGATTTGAAATAATCAAATCCGCGGCTGTTGCTGCAACAGCGGTGTACGAGTAGTTGATAAAC